ACGTAAGGATGACGTTAAGGATGATATGCACGAGTTGATGGATGCACTAAGAAGATTAGAAGATAAGTTAGACAAAGTATTAATAGGAAATAGATAATGAATCAAGCTCAGTTACAAAGTGAACTCACTAAATCTATAGCAGAAAATTTAGGATATACAGGACCTATAAGTGGGTTTCAGAAGTTTATAATGTCTAACCAACCTGCTTCACAAAGATACGCAGGTATATTAAAAGCAATAGATATATCTAAGAATACAGCAAAGAAAAAAGCACAGAGACAAACAGGTACACCTATGCCACAGATGGCAGAGGGTGGAATGCCTATGCGTAGGTTTGACCAACGACAAGAGACAGAAGGTGTAGGAGCATTTGTACCACCACCTATGCAATCTTTTCAAGTTGGTGGTATGGCTAGAACAAATCAAGTGCCTAGAGATGTTGGCTTTGGTGACACTGTTGGTTCTGACCCTAATCAACTATTCTCTATTCCACCAGAACAAAATCCGGAATTAACATTAAGACAAGGACCTGCTCTAGTTACAACTCCAACTAATCAACCCCCTGCTCAAAAGTTTGATAAAGTAAAAAGAGCAAAGGTAGACACTAATCAATTCTTATCAGATGGTACAACTCCTAATCCTAACTATGGTCAACCCATAACAGATGCACAGGGTAATATTCTCACAGAAGAAGTTGCACCTAACATAGGTGACATAAGTGCTCAAATGATAACTCAACCGGGTTTACCTGCAGGAGCAGTAATACAAACTGTAAGTCCTAGTTCTACTGCAGAGACACTAGTTGCTAGTGGAACAGGTCAGGTAGCAGGTGACTTTGCTGTGCCTACAACTGTGGCAGGAACAGCTACTGCAATACCACAGACAACCACCGATGCTAATTTAATACAAGCACAACAAGCATCTAAACAAATAGAAGATGCAGTAGCTAAAACTCAAACTGCTCAAGGTAAAATTTTACCACAGGCACAAATACAGGCACAACAACAAACTGCTAGTTCTATAGGGCAACTTAATGCCGCTCAAGGAGTAGCTAATCAAATAGTTAGTCCTGTGCAAAGACAAATACAACAAGGTGAGCTAGTTAGTGGTGTAGCAAATGCAGAAACAGCATCTAAATACACAGAACAGATACAAGCCGCAACTGCAACACCTTCAGAAAAAGCCACTGTAGCAGGACAACTTGCTACCTTAACTGCAGACTTCGATGCAACCAATCCACCTGCATGGGCAGCAGGAGCGATAAGAGGTGTTCAAGCAGTCATGCAACAAAGAGGTCTTGGTGCTTCTAGTATAGCAGGACAGGCACTTGTACAGGCTGCAATGGAATCAGCATTACCTATTGCACAAGCAGATGCTAGAACTGTGGCAACATTTGAAACACAAAACTTATCTAATAGACAGCAAAGAGCTATGTTAGCTGCTCAACAAAGAGCACAGTTTATAGGTCAAGAGTTTGACCAAGCATTTCAAGCAAGAGTTCAGAACGCATCTAGAATAGGAGATATTGCTAATACTAATTTTAATGCACAGCAACAAATAACTTTAGAGAACTCTCGTGCCGCAAATACTATGAATCTTAATAACTTGTCTAACAGACAGGCATTAGTAATAGCAGAAGCATCAGCACTAGCTAACTTAGATTTATCTAACTTATCGAATAGACAACAGTCTGCTGTTCAGAATGCTCAGAACTTTTTGCAAATGGATATGGCTAATTTATCTAATCAACAACAAACTAATATGTTTAATGCTCAACAGAGAATACAGTCTTTATTCACTGACCAAGCCGCAGAGAATGCGTCAAGACAGTTCAACGCAACTTCACAGAATCAGGTTGACCAATTCTTTGCATCATTAGGACAACAAGCTAATCAGTTTAATGCTACGCAGATAAATGCTCAAGAGCAATATAATGCAGGTCAAAGAAATACTTTAGAGAGATTTAATGCAGAACTAAACAATCAGCGTGACCAATTTAATGCACAGAACCAAATGGTTATTGCACAGTCAAACGCTAATTGGAGAAGACAGATAGCTACACAGGCTACTGCGGCAACTAACAGAGCAAACGAATTAAATGCACAAGCTGTGCTTGGTTTAAGTAATCAAGCCTATAATAACTTGTGGCAATATTATGGTGACACTATGGAGTGGGCATGGACTTCTGCAGAGAATGAAAGAAGTCGTGTGATTGAACTAGCAAAAGAACAGCTTAGGGCTGATTCAAGTGCAGATATACAAAAGATGAAGAATGACTATAACTCATCTGCGGCTTTTGGTGGACTCATTGGTAAATTCATCACAGGTGGACTACTTGGTGGTGGTGGTTTTGGTGGACTATTCTAATGGAAACAAATTTAGGAAGTAAAATATATCAACAGTTTGATGCTATGTTAAAAGATAAGCCTGAAGAAGCAGAAGAAAAGATGGGTGGCTTACTAACTAGAACAATGCCTAAGAAAAATAAAATGGGTATGGGTTCTAAAAATGACATAAACAAACGAGTTGCAAGTTATATGATGCAAATAAGAGAGAGAAGAGAAAGTATAAAAAATGGCAGAAGTTAATGAGGTAACATTTGATGCACCTATCCCGGGTCAATCACTAACTCATGAAGTGGGTGCTCGACCTTGGCAACAACCTGCTCAGTATGCAACTGTAGAAGAAGCATTAGAGTGGTATCTTTCTCGCTTTGAACAGCGTGATACAACCGAAGAATTACTAAACGTAATGGAAATGGGTATACCTATCACTGTAATAGCCAATTCCCTGCAGTTAGGAGCAGTTCTAGAGGGGGTACACTCAATAGACGTAGGTATACTAGTCACTCCTATTTTAATTGAGATGATGGCTTATATAGCCGAACAGAATGGCATAGACTTTAAGATAGGAAATGAAGAAGAAGAAAGTCCTAAACCATCTGAATCATTGATATCTGCAGCAATACAAGGATTAGAAGAAAGAGGGGTAGTAGGTGATGAAGAGCCTACAGAAGAAGTAGAAGAAGAAACTGAAGAAGAACCTAAAGGACTTATGGCGAGGAGACAGTAATGGGATTTAATTTTGGTGCATTTTTAGGTGGTGCGGCTACACAGATTACTAAGGATATTGACGAGGAAGAAAAGAGAGTCAAGCTCCGTATGGATAAAATCTTGGACAGGCAACAAGAATTAACTATACAAAATCAAAAAGAGTTCAAAGCCAAAAAAGAAAAAGTAACAAATCAAATGAATGCACTCGTACCTTTATTTGGTGGAGGTCCTGATGCTATTGCTAAAGCTAGAAGTATCGTAGCAGGTGGTGATAATCACTATAACTTTATGTTTAGTAAACTCTCTACAGCACAAGAGAGAGGTGATGATATTAATCAGATATACAGTTTAATACCTAACAAAGACGCAGTAGGTTTTGAAAGTGTAGAGGATGCCACAGGTAGTTTAGTTAAGATGGCAGAGTTACCTGAAATAACTATAGGTGAATCTTCTAACATGGCTAAATTATTTGGTATAGACCAAAAGGCATACTTTAATAGAGAACAACAAAAGTTAGTAGAGGTCGGTCAAATAATCTCAGGAGAGAAAAAACCTGCAGAAACAAACTTTGCTCAAGGTAAATTAAATTTAGACAAGATGAGTAAAGACTTTAAATCTGTATCCGAGATGCAAGATGCAAAGTTTGCTAATGAGTTAAAAAAGCTAACTCCGGGAAGTGAAGAATATAAAGCTAAATTTGCAGAGTATGAAACATTTAAAAAGGATGAAGCTAAATTAACTGCAAGTTATTTAATAGCTAAATATAAAGAAGATAATGACAAGGGAGACGGATTATCTGCTGCTTCTATGCAAATAGGATGGCAAAAAGAAAAGAAAGCAATTCAAGATAAGTTTGGAGATAGGTTAACTTTACCAAATGGAGAGATAGTTAGAAAGGGTAGTCCAAAGTTTGATGTTGAAGTAAAAAAGAAAGTGGATGCATATAACTATGAGTATGTTAAAGGTATTGTAACAGACAAAACAGGTCTAAATGTAAATGGACTAGCAGTTATCAGTGCTAACCCTGAACTTAAAAACTTATTACCTCAAGTTAAAAAAGACTTAGAAGATTCAATAGCTACAGGTGATAAAGATATTACCTTAAAGCCGGGTCAAAAAATAGGTAATCTTTTGAAAAAAGAAAGTAGTAAAAATTTATCTTTAGGAATAATATCAGAAATTAAAAACATAAAACCTAACATATCTAAAGCACAGATATTTGATGTATTAGAGGCAAAATATCCTAAAGCAGATTCTGAAACTCAAGAAGACTATGACCAAAGAATGAAAAGATTAATTGACTTAGCTTTCAAAGGCTTTGAAGTAGGGGAAGCAAAGAAAAAGAAAAGACTAGAAGATAAGAAAAAATTATTTGGACCTGATAAACCTGAAAAAACAGAAAGAAAACTAGATTCTAAAGGTAATGCTCCAAGTAGAAACGATATAGTAAAAGGTTTAGGTTTAGTAATAACTGATGAAGAAAAAAGAAAGTTAAAAGAATGGGATGATTTATATGGAGAAGACTTTAACCCTAATGGAACTCCTAAAAAATAAAAAAGAAGATATAAACCAGATGGTACATTAAAAGATGAATTTAAATAATGATAGATTAAATTCTCTTTTGTCCTCTCTAGATGATGAAGAAGAAGAATCTACTATCACTATAGAAGAAGAAAAAGAGAAGCCACAAATAAATAAATTAGATTCTATTCTATCGTCACTAGACGAAGAGGAGAAGCCTACCCTAGACCTACAAGAAACACAAGTTCCTCGTGTTGATGTAGACTATGAAGAAGAAACACGAGACCTATCCCAAAAGAAAACCTTCCAAGAATTTGTAACTGATAAAAACTTTCTAAGAGAAGCAGACTTATATATGCAGTCTCGCTTTGGAAAGGATGATGGCAGACAAGCCGATGAATCAGACAAAGAGTTCACCAAAAGATTTATAGAACATTACAGACACGTAAATGGTAATACACTTGACTTGATGAGTCAGGTGGATTGGACTCGTGGTGCATCCAATGCAGATAAAGCTAGATATGGTGCTTTATTTAGAGATATGGAAAGACTGCCTGACTTCTATGAAGAAGGTGGCACAGGTACGTTTGATGCATTGATGGATTATGGAGAGGGTTTACTTACAGACCCACTTACCTACTTTGGTTTTGGTGCAGGTGCTGTGGCTAAGTTTGGTGCTACTAAAGCTGCCAAGAAGCTAATATTAGATAATGTAGCAAAGGGTATGACCAAAGAAGCTGCCACTGAAGCAGCTAAAAAACAATCTCTAAAAATAGGATTAAAAGCTAGTGCTAAACCTTTAGCTGTAGAGACAGCAGTCGCTTCAGGTGAAGGTGCTTATGCTGCTTCAGCAGGAGCAGAGCTTGATGCAGAAGCAGGTATAAGAGAAGCATATGGTCTAGAGGACAAAGCTAGTGCAGAAGAGATAGCTATTACAGGTGGTATTACAGGTGCTTTGACTTTAGGACTAGGTGCTTTTGCTGTACCTGCTATAGGTAAGTTAGGAATGTTTGACGCTAAAAGAAATATTGACTTACAGCAAACAGTAAAAGAAGGTTTAGATAAAAAGCTAAGAGCAAAGGCACAAAAGGGAAATGTTACTAAAGAACAGCTAGATGAGTTTGACCCAATAAATGAATCAAAGATATTAGATGATATTAGAAACATCGATGAGAGTGTAGCAAAAAGAAAAGAAGATTTAAAGAAGGGAAGAGAAACAATAGAAAAACTCGACCCTGCCACAGATATTACAGAAGCTAATTTGTCAGCAGAGATACAAGAAAAGGTAGCTAAGATATCTATAGATGTAGTCAAACAGATGTCAGGGTCAAACGATAAAGTTGTTAGAGCTTTTTTTGAAGACTTAAAATCAGGTTATGCATCTAGAAAAGATAAGACCATGAATCTTACTATGATGATGATAAAAAAGCTAGACGATTTAAAAACAGGTGGCATAGCTATAGAAGATTTTGACAGGATTATAGCTAGGTCAGGTTTAAGTGCTGAAGAATTTGCAAATGCTTATGGTGCTACTAGAAGTAAAGTCGGTTCTGATTTAAGAAAAGACAGTGACTTTGGTAAAATGATGAGAGAGCTTGTAGACTTTGACCCTAAACTAAAACAAGAGTTTGATAAAAAGTTTGGAAAGATAGACCCAACAACAAATATGCTAAGTAAAGCTCATGATATTATGATGAGACTTGATAGAGAACGTAGAGCCTTGATGGTTACCCAGTTATCTACAACTATGCGTAACGTGGCTACAGGTGCTATGAGATTAACAATGGAAGCAGGTTCTAATCTTGTAGAGTCAAGTGTGTATAATATAGGTAGAGGATTAAATAGTGCATTAAAAGGTGAGATTAGTGCTAAAGGGGTACAAAAAGGTTTTACTGATATATTTAGGGATACTTTTGGTACACTTGGCAATGTAGTAGGCACAGGTTTAGGTGGTATAAGAACAACAGAAGTAGCTGAAAACTTACTGCGTTATAATCCTATGTTATTAAGACAGTTAGATAGGTCTTTACAAGAGGTAGGAGCAGACCAAAGTCTAAGTGCATTTACTAGATTTCTAAACAAAGCTAATATGGCTCAAGATATAGTGTTTAGAAAGGCAGTTTTTACTGCTAACATAGACAAACAACTAAGACGAATGGGAACTAACGCATTAGAAGTCGCAGTTAGTGGTAAAACACTACCAACTGAAATGCTAAAAAATGCAATGGAAGAGTCTTTATACTTTACCTTTGCTAGAATGCCTAAAGCAGGTACAGGTGATAAGCCACTAGACACTCTAGGTTCTCACTTTGTAAAGATAAACGAAGCATTAGGTCCTTTGCCCGGATTAGTTGGTATACCTGCAGGTACAAGTGCATTTCCATACACTAGATTTATGGTCAATGCCATGCAGTTTAACTTACAATATCAACCCGGAAGTGTGTTGGCTGCTTTTTGGAATGCAGGTGCAGGTTGGAATAATTTACGTAAAGGAAAACTAGATGCTAATTTTAAAGAGTTAGGCGAGAAGCAAATAGCTAAAGCTAGAGACCAATTAGGTAGAGGTATTGTGGGTTCAGCTGCTTTATTAGCTGCCTATAAATATAGGAAAGAAAGCCAAGATACTAATTGGTATGAGATGAAAAGTGATGATGGTAGAACTGTAGATATAAGACCTTTCTTTCCACTAGCTCCATATATGATAGTGGGTGACCTATGGGCAAAGTATCAAGAGGGTACGTTAAGGTCAGGCGAAGTTATGGGTAACTTGTTTGAAGGTGTGACAGGCACTATGATGAGAGCAGGTGCTAGTGAGTATGTAACAGAAAACCTATTCTTTGCATTAGGTGGAGTAGAAGATTTTAACTCTAGAGATGGAGAAAGAACAGGTGAGATAGTTGCAGGTTATATAGGAGAGTTAGTTGGTGGTGCGTTTACACCTGCAAGAGTATTAAAAGATATAGAAGCTGCTTTTAGTAAAGAAGCCGCCATTATACGTGACTCTAAACAAATAGAAGGTATAGGTATAGAAAGACCTATGAAGACATTACAAAACTCTATACAAAGAAACTTACCATTCGTAAGTAAATATTTACCTGAAAAGCAGTTTGCTACTAGGTCAGGTCCTGTATATGAGCAAAGCTCAATAGGTAAGCAACTTACAGGTAGAAGATTTACACCTAAAAAGAATACTATAGAAGAAGAATTAGTTAGATTTGGAATGGAAGAGTTTGAGCTACTTACACCTACAGGTGACAAGACAGCAGACTCTTATGTAAAAAAGTTTTTAGGTAAGTTAGCAGAGGAAAACTTAACTAGAGAAATAAACTCTGACTATTATCAAAGTTTATCTGATAAGAAAAGAGAAGCATCCTTTGCTAACAAGTTAAAATATTATAGAAAGATAGCTAAAGAGATGGGTGAGGACTTAGCAACATCAGAAGCTAATCAAAAAGGTAAAAGTATTACTCCTTTTGATAGAGCTAAATATAATAAATTAACAAAGAGACAACGAAGATTAGCAGATGAATATTACATGGAGCAATATGGTAGAAGTGTACTAGCGATGCAACAAGAAGAGCCTAATATAAATCATTTTTTAAATGCAGTTTTTATAGGCAGAGAATTATCTCAAGCATTTCAATAATCAACGACTGTCACCTGAACCTTGTAGTGTTCCTCTTGTCTTTCTATCACTAAGTTTATACAAATTATCTTCCATAATCTTACCTAGATTAGCATCTAACTCATTTGCTAACATGGCACAATACCAAAGCACATCACCTATCTCAGACGCTACGTTTGATACTGTACCATCACGTATTTGTTTCTTTACTTTCCCTGCTACCTCTCCTGCTTCACTCACAAGTCCAAGAGATAGGTAAGCTATGGCATCTTTTTTAGGATAGATAGCTGTAGACTTACACTTCTCTTGGTATTCGTTTGCAGTTATCATGCTCTTATTGTGCGACTGCATGAACCTCTTGGCTTCTTCTTCTAGCTTCATCACGTTTTACTTTCTCCAACTGTTTAGAGTAGGCAAAGTTATATCCTCTTTGCCACTCTCTATGTTGCATGGAGTTAGGATTGTATGGACTTTCTGTGCATATAATCTTAGCACCAAACTTAGCAACATTACGTATATATTGTTTGCCCTTGAAGGCATTGACCCCACGCTCAAACTGAATACGTAGGGGTGCATCATACTTACTTAGATTTGGATTCCTTTTTTTCTTCGATTTCATTTGCTTGTCTCCTTTCTAAATATTTGATTATCATTGAAAGTCTTGAGTCATACTTTTCAATGCAATCTACCTCTTTATCCATAGCTTCTATGATATCAGAATGTTCTCCAATACCTGTAGACCTACTTAGATAGATTTCTACATTGGCAATATGTTTGTTTATGTGTCCTACATAATAGGACTTCAAAGCTGATAGTAACATCTCTCTCATTAGTGTTCTCCTTTAAATGTTTTTATAACGTCAGACGAAAATAACTTATCTAGTTTTAACAAGTACATTCTAGATGCATTATGGTCTCCACCTGATACACTTCTCTTGTAATCTAATCTGTCAATTAGTTTCTTGAGATTCTCTACATTAAAAACAAGTGTGCAAAAAACATCATCACCTATACATAAATTATGAAACCAATAGTCTGCTTCTGTTGCATTGATACCACTAGGCTTACCATATGATTCGTATTCTATAGCTATGTTGCCTGTCTTCTGCCACTTATCTCTTTCACTTTTTACTTCTATCTTTTTGTTTTGTAACATATCTGCTACAAACTGTTCCCTGACTTTACCATACTCTAGGTCTATGTCAAACTTCTTTCTGTCTTCTTTACTTGGTGCTAGGTTTTCCATGTGTAACTCCTTTTCTCTTAGGTTTCAAATGTAATAGTTCCCTTATGTGTAGCTTTCTACCTTTAAAGAAAACGATTAAGTTTATTGTCGTATTTATAGTGATGGCAATAAGTAACCACCATTGCCACCATATTAGTTGTACTGTATTTTCTAACATTAACTAGCCTGTATGTCAACCATTTCACACGCATCGGCAGTACACGCTAGTTCTTTAGAGCCACTTGTCGTGTCCTCTTTCTCAAAGTCTGCTAACTTAGACCAATCAATAGACTCAGGCATCTCGTGTAATAAGGCATAATACCTTGCTTCATCTATATCTTGATAAGGTGCTTGTGCATATGTGTGGTCACTGAAAGGTAAGAAGGATATACCTGATACCTCATCAAAGTTTTTATACACCCAAGCTCCTACTTCCATCCACTCATCTTCCTTTACAGATATAGTTACAGATGGTTTGTGCTCACACCAATGCCTTTGAAACATGAGCCAATATTCTAACTGCTGTATGGCAGTCATCTCAGTTCTAGTGATAGCACCTGTAGGTGATTTCATAGGAAAGCTAAAGACAGTTGTACTGTCAGGCTTCATAACATCAGGCTCACTAGGTATACCACTATCTTTCATAAACTGTGTGAGTGGGTCTTTGTTATCACCACGCACAGTTCTAATGTAGTAGTCATTATGTCTTGCGTGTATACCTGATGCACTGTCTACTAACTGACTAACTGTACCACTAGGCTTTACACAAGTGATTGCAGTAGACTGTGGTATACCTAATGCTTCAGCAATCTTTTTATTTGCTTCAACTGCTACTTCTTTTAGTATTATTAATACTTCTTCTGACCATATGTCTGTATCTAAGATACCTGTCAAAGACACACCTAACAATCTTTCCTCTTCTGTGTTAGTCTTCCATATCTTACGTAGATATTTGAAGTCTGTAAGTGTAGATTGAAATGTGCCTAAAATAGTAGCCATACGTACTTTATCTTTTAGAGACTCTAAGTCATCTGTTTCACGTGCAACAACTTCTGTAAGATTACAAAACTGATAAGGTCTAAGTATAATCTCACTACATGGATTACAACCAAACTCATGGTCAGTCTCACGTCTACCATTCTCTGATGCTTTCACCTTGGCGGCTTTTCTATTAAAGATACCACGTTCACCTGACTTAGATTCGTATAATGATGTCCACTCTCTCATGAATGTACCCATCTCAGGCTTACCTTTGAAGGCTACAGAGTTATTAGCCAATGCTCTTTGTCCTTCATTCTCCCACCATTGACCTGCTTTAGCGTGACGCATTTGGTCATCACCTAAATTAGACAAAGATATAAGAGCAGAACGTCTTACACCACCAACAACTACAACCTCTCCTATCTTACACATAATATCGTGGCACTCAATAGGAAATAGTCTTCTTCCTTTTGCTCCTTCAAACTTCTGTATACAAAACTTAAACAGGTCTATAAGAGGAGCAGGTCCTGATGCTCTACCACCAAAAGTTTTTAGTCTAGCACCTGCAGGTCGCACCTCTGACACATCCCATGTGGGTATCTGTCCTGCATATAATAAAGATATTAACTCACGTAATGCTCTTGACCATCCGGGTCTACTATCACCAACCTTTATCACAGTAGATGACTTCTCAAAGTGTTCATTTACCACAGGTAACTTATCCACGTTCTCTCTTTCTACAGAGAAACCTACACCTGTACCACACATAAGTATATACATACATTCATCAAAGCTACGTGGACTATCTACAGGTATATAGCTACAGTTATATCCTGCTACGTGACATCTGTCTAATGCTACACCTGCAGTCATCAAGGCTCTCATACTAGGCATAACACCGAGAGATGTTATAGCATCAAATAGTTTTTCGTTGAGAGCATAAGTAAGGTCATAATTATATTTAGTTTTTAAGTGGTTAGTCATGTAATCCATATATCTATCCACAGTTTCTGCCCAAGTCTCTCGTCTTTGGTCATCCTCTCTCCATCTAGCATATCTAGAAAGAGCGATAAAATTTTGATAATCAGTTGGTAAATAGTTTTGCATTTAAGTCTCCTCTGTTACTATCTTTATACTCTTAACTTTCACTCCTTCTATCTCGTGAAAAGTCTCATTGATGTATTCTTCCATCTCTTCATCTACTTTGCCATCGGCAGGTACTGCATAATCTTCAGGGTCAATTAGCAGTGTCATCATAATTTTAACTCGCATCTTTTTCAACCACATCTATTAGTTCTGTAAGATACCATTGTGCTTTCTTTAAGTCTTCTACACCATTCTTATATCTGTATCTCCAAAGATATTTCATGATGTTACCTTGTAGGTAATATTCAAATCCACCATCAGTCATAGCTTTTATAGCATCAATAGTTTCTATACCTGCTTTATTATAATGTGGTGGATGATTGACCATATCATCTTTTTTTCCTGATAAATACTTCACTGTTTGCTCCTTTGATTTCTCTTCAACTTCTTTAAGTTTCTTTTTCATATACTCCAAATGTCTCAATGTAACTCTCCGTCAGGTTTAAAGTTAACGTGTATAACATTATCACGTTCTTTAATCTTAGTCAACCTATCTATGCCTTGTGTTAACTCTTCATGTGATAAATATTTATCTGCTAGTCTTTCAGTTTCTTCTCTAAATATTTTATTCTCTTCCATCAAAGGAACGGAAGCACATATCTGTTTAGTGAAGCCAATCATAGAATAGAAATCGTCATCATCAAGTTTATTAGCCTTGTCCACCACCATTTTAAGAGTAACTTCTCCTGTCCATTTATTTTTCTTATCAAGGTGTGGTCTAACTATAATCATAAAATCAGATGTAAATACAGGTTCTTTAGTTGTCATGTTATCTCCTTATCTTTGCTGTAGAAAATCGTATGAATTTAGGGTGTTTGTTTTTACCTTTCTCTTTCAACCAATCTTCAGGTATTATTCTATCATAATATCTAAATCCATATTTTATACACCACTCTGCATATGATGACTTCGCACCTTTTCTAAGTTTCTTTCTGCTGTTTTCAAACACAAATCTAATGTCTAAGTTTGGATGTTGTTTCTTAATCGCTAGATGTTTTCTTCTATCTAATGTTAAGAATCTACCTTTAGTTTCTATTATAATCCCATTATGTAATATAAAATCAGGGGTATAGGTGCGATAACATAAATCTTCCCACTCTATTTTAATAGACTCATAAGAAAACTTACACTTGTTTTCTTTTAAGTATGTGGAGAGCTTATGTTCTAAGCCACTCCTATACCCATGCTTGATTGCATCTCTGCGTATCTTGTGTGGAGACACTAGAGTAACCTTCTCCACCCTGAAAAAGGACTGAACTCGTAAGAATCATGAGAGTATGTAACACCAAGAGCTTTCATTTCTTCTTTAACAGCTTCGTCAGCTAACTTTTTAGCTTCCATAGCTTCCCTCAAACCTTTAGTTCTCAGTTCACGAAGAGTCTTCTTAGCTTCAGCTAACTCTTTCTCCATAGTTTCTATATCTTTATTCAGTTCTTCTATCTTTTTTGTATCTGTAGTCATTTTAAACTCCATATTTTACTTGCTTCTTCTTTCATACCTGTCCACAACCAAGAGTCAAGGTTAGGATATGTAAGAGAAGCTATCTCATGTTTGTCATTACTGACAGACAAAAACTTTTGTATACCTAAAGCTACTTTCTCAAGTTGTTTTTTGTATACAGATAAGTTTTTAAGTGTAAATATCTTATGCTCTTTAGGACTTGCAAAGAACAGGTCTACACTACTCTTAGGGTATGCCATAGAATATAATGCCATCTGTCTTTTCTGTGCTTCAGTCGGTCTTGTAGGCATCCTTGTGGTTGTCTTCAAGTCAACTATCTTGTTAGCAAATCGGAAGTCAATATATCCTATGATAGGTACAGGTAAAGTATCAAGTTGAACTGAAACTTTCTCTTGGTATGCTTCAAGATTATCATAGTTAAAGTTCTCATCAATGACTTTACCAAAACCTTCTAACAACTTTTTTTCTTTAGCTGTCTTTGTGTCTCCTAAATCAATACCTGATTCAGCACACAGAGACATGAAGTGCATATCTAAATACTTGTAGTCAAAGGTTTTCTTTTCGTACTTGTCTGCTAAAGTAGCTTCAGTAGCAATACCCCTCACAGCACTAGCACCACTAGATGATTTAACACCAAACAAATACCTAGCAACCCACAAAGCATTATCATTAATGTATGTGTTGATGCTACTAGGTGACAAGTAGTTGATACCATGCACTGCGAAAGGATTGTTACTTAGCACTATGCGTTTTCCACTTCTATGAAGTTATCTTCTGCATCTACTATATCACTTACTGCAGTAGACATATCTTCATCAATGGATTTTTGAGAAGCCTGTTCGTTCCACTCAGAGACTATATACTGATTATAGTTCTCCACCCAAGCCAAGAAGTCTCCAAACATAACTTGGTCTTTATCTGACAGGTCTATCTTCTCAGACAAGTTTAACGTGCTAGTAGGTAAGTAAAACTTACTACCATTAGGTAGCTTTCTAGGTTCAGTAGCTAAAGCTATAGTATGTTGAACAGGTAAGCACTTTTGCTTTGCAAGTTTTGTAAAGTTAGCACCAATAGTTTTGAATGCTTCTCTATTATCTATCTCCCATATAAAAGGAGTAGTTTCAAACTCAACTTTATTACCATTAACATCAACAGCATCATGTAAGTCTACTAAACCAAACACTACACGTACACGTTTAATCTGCTTGATAAGGTCTTTAGTTTTATCAGGCAGAGCATCAAAGTCTTGTATCCAACCTGCAGGTTTACCACAGTTGAATCCACCTTGATTATCCTTTAGGTCTTTATTCAAATTGTCAGACATGACTGTCTTATGATAAGTACCCATAGGTTCTCCTGCTTTTGCAGACATATTCTTTACAAATCTTTTGTACATATATCTCTGCATAAAAGGTCTGATAGTTGCAGTCTTACCATACAACACCTGACCTTCAGGGATATCTAATTTATAAGTACCACCCTTCACTATAATCTCATCATCCTCTTCAATCGGAGCATGATTGATTCTAAATCTAGGTAGTTGTGGAGCTTTCTTTTCTACCACATTAGTTTCATTTGCTATTCCCATAGCCTTTGCCATAGAGTCGTAATTGTTAGTATCTATGGTTACTAAGTTTGCTTCTGTCATATATATTCTCCTTTCAGAAAGTTAAAATGTTTCATAGTTATATCAGCTAACGTCTTTAGTGTCAAGCCAATTATCACCTATTTTTGCTTCTAATAATAAAGGTACATTGAAGTCTATTCTAAACTGTTGATTTATAATAGTATTCATGTCTTCATTAATAGAATTTAAGATGAAAATAACTTTGTTAATCTCATCAGGGTGTACATCAATCACAATTGAATCATGTACTGTATTCACGATACAAGACTGTAATATTTTTAACCTGTCTTCTATGTGTGTAAGAACTAATGGAACTATATCTGCAGTTGCAAAACTCTGCACAGGATAATTCTTTATCTGTGTAAAGTGAGATACAGAACCATTCATTCTTCTTTGTACATCAGGAAAACTAAACTCTCTTCCTGATGGGGTTGTAATACTTCTCTTCTCTAGAGCTTCTTTAGCCAATCTGGAATGCCATGATGCGATTCCTTTGTACTTTTTGGTAAAGTCTTGGTAGTATTTTGCTTCTGCTTTTGTTCTACCAAACCCTGTCGCACCATACAACGGAGCAAAGGTATGTGCTTTAGCATCTTGCCTAGTCGTACTTTGACCTGAAGCTGATATAACTTTAGCAGTATAAGAATGTACGTCAAATCCTGTTTTAATCTCATTCATAGCCACCTTATCTTGTGATAAATAGGCAGCAGTTCTAAACTCTAACTGTGCAAAGTCAGCTTCCAAAATCTTACCACCTTCCCAACGTGACACAAACACCTTCTTAACAGGAAACGTGCCACCTCTAGGCATATTCTGCATATTAGGGTCTGCTCCACTAAATCTGCCTGTTGCAGTTCTATGTTGCAATAGTCTTACGTGTAACATACCATCAGACTTTACGTGTGTCTTGATACCTTCAACAAAAGAAGATAGGTATGTATCTAGTGCAGACAATCTCTTGAGGTCTTGTAAGAAGTCACTAGCTTGTTTCATACCTGCTCTATTTGCCATGCCTTGTAGTACATCTAGATTACCTTTGGATACACCAAACCCATTTGCAGATACCCACTTAGCATTTGGTGCGTTAAACTTTAATCCTGCGATTTGTTTAGTGGGAGTAAAAGTATAACCACTAGCACCACAAAGAACACAATTATTTTGATTAGCGAATGGAGTTCCATTTTTTCTTACCTTTCTTATCTTGCCTGTACCATTACAGGTCTTGCACATAAGTGCTGTTGTTCTATATAAAATATCAGAGTTATCTCTGACTGCTCTCTTAAACTCATCATTAGCCATATGAGGAGTAAACTCATTTCCCCACATAGCTTTGTCTTTAGGTTTTCTACTATAGATAACCCATGACATCTGTTCAGGACTGTTAAGATTGATAGGCATATCTCCCATTATTTTTCTAACTTGGGCAGACAGTCTTTTCTCTATATCTACCTTCTCTGTCTCAAACTCTTTTCTAACAGACTCTAACATAGTCTCATCCACTTTAAAACCATTTCTGTGTGTCTTAGCTAAAGTAACACACACTTTATTTGTTAGCAAAACTGTATCCATGAGATGAGCATATTTAGTAGAGTTAAGTTTCTTATACTGCTCGTCAGCTAACTGCTGTGTAGCGTGTAAGTCTGCAGATAAATACTGCCTTAACTCTCCTCTAGGTATTTCATCTGTAGCATAACCCTTTGCAAAGTATTCCTTCAAGGTATCTTCTTTCTTAGTTTCTAAGTCATATCTCATTGCACAATCTTTGAGATGCAAAGGTTCTTTGATACCTCTTTGTAATATATACTCTGTAAGCATAGTATCAAAGACAGGACCTTCATACTTGAAGCCACATTCCCACATCCACATAAGGTCATATGCTATGTTATGTCCTATAAGGATTGTGGCTCTATCAAGCAAGTCTTGTATGTCAATATGCTGTGTGCCACCTGTATCCATATTAAACAGATACTCGTTGCCTATGTCTGTCAAACATCCTACCATAACTAACTTGTTAGTAGGTTCGTATGGGTCGAGATGCATTCTGCCATCTCTTTTTGTTACTGTATTTTCTACGTCTAATGTTAATTTCATGCACTGTACCTCGCTGTGTGTGGGTTGATGTTGCAGTTTATCATGCCATGCCAACCTGTAATTTTATTCTTAACAACATTCAAATGTCTCATGGTTGATTCTTCATCAATACCTTCAACACTTGCAGGTTGTCCTATTAATATCATCAAGTCTGCTTCAGCAGCCTTGCCTGTACGTGAGCCTTCCATCATTGCCTGATTAAGTCTCTGTCTACCCTCTGCTTCTGCATTGAGTTGTGACATGTAGAATATAACACAATTATATTGTTTTGCAATCTGTCTTGCATATATTGCATTTGCCTTGAGTGCTTCATCAGGTCTTGCATAACCTGCAGTACGTGCAAACTTATCTCCCATGTCAATCACAACCACGTCAGGATTAACACTCTTACACATACTTTCTACCCAAGACATATCCTCGCCTGTCACATCTTTTATCTTTAGATTAGGAGATATTTCTTTGTACCTATCTCTTGCCTGTGATGGGTTATCTTTTATCTGATACTTATCCATGTTAGAGGATGCAGTCAGATATCTAAAACCTACCCTGTCATATGACTCTTCATTACACAAGACAACACACTTAGCACCTTGTCTTGCAAAACCATTATCTCCTACAAGAAGAGATGCATGGAAGCTAGTCTTACCTGTATTAGGTCTTGCACCTACCTCAACAAGATAGCCACCATTCACACCTTCTACCTTTCTAGCTAACTCAGGTAGGTTAAATGACCACCTAGTCTGCTGACTCTGTTTAGCTATTAAAGTATCAAATGAGATATCATCCCATTCTATTTTCATCTCAGGTGTAAAGTCATCATTGTACTTCTCTAGTAAATCACGTAGAGGTTTCATACTTGTCTGCACACCATTAACAAAGTCAAAGCCAAGATTAGCTACGTCTTCTCCAATAACTTGTTGGAACAGTTTGGACAACACATCCTGTGCTATGTCTGTTCCCATAGGCTTTTGTTTTTTAATATCGTTAAACAATGCAGAGTATCCTTGCTTCTGTGCAGTTGTCATAGCAGGATTGCTAGACAAGAACAGAGCTTCAAGTTCATCAGGTGTTACATCCCTGTCATACTTCCTCATTGCTTTATCTATTGTGTGCTTGATAGTCCTAGCATCTTTGCTAAATAATCTATCAGGACACCTTGCACCTCTATGGTCTTCATAGAAGTCTTTGTTCATTAAGCTACGTAGTAGTGCTAGTTCCATGTTGGTTCTCCTTTGGGGTTAGTTTATATAAGTTGTTTATGTCTTCATCTTCTCCATATTTCAAATCATCTTTCAGTCTCAATACTTTTACATCATTTACATATCCTCGTAACTCTTTTGCAAAGGCTAGTGTTTTGGGCATTGCATCAGGGTCTAAGGCTATGATAGCAGTTGAGAATTGTGATAGGTATCTCTTGTGTGAATCGCTTAATGATGTTCCCAACACAGCTACCCCTACATAAACACCATTGCCTACAACAGATGCACTTACACAATCCTCAACAACTACAGCCACCTTACCACATCCATATGTGAAAGGCAAGTCACTATTTCCATATCTTTTCCATTTGGGCAGACGAAATCCCACAGACCGACCAACTGCATCTACAATCAGTCCATCTTTCTTGACAGGAAATACAACTCTCCTTTCTTTTATGTCGTAGTACAACTCCAACTTATCATATTCTAGATTCCATAACTCACAAAAGTCCATGACCTCTCGTCTATGATTGTGATGTACTACATACTCAGGTAAGGCGAAGCCTGTACTATCTTTTTTGACATCAGACTTGGCAGTCTTGATATCATCCACAGATAAGTTAACCTTCTTTGTTCCTGAGATAGGACAAGAAGATTTATAACAGTTCCAAACTACCCTACCCATGTTGTTGGTTACAGTAAATGTTTTATAACCATTACAACTAGGACAGTTAGTTCTTTTTGTTTCTCCTACACTTAAATGTAAATCACTTATATAATTATATATATTCATATTATATACTCTTAATGTAATTATCACGTAATGTCAATGCATTTTCTGCACTAGCATACGTATTTTTCATGTAAGGTTTAACTGACTGTGGATTTGCGTGTCCTGTGACGGACATAATCTGACCCATAGGCACTCCTGCTTCTACCATTTCGGTAGTTCCTGTCCTACGTAGGTCAGATATTCGTAAATCATCAGGTAATCCTGACTCTTTTATGACTCTTCGAGCTACTTTTGACAGTCTTTGTATAGCATATGGACTGTAAACACCCCTCATAGGTGTTGGATATGGTGCAACATAAGGCTGAAAGTCGTAGTCTTTTGCTTGTTGTGTAAGCATTTCCAATAAGTCAACAGAAATCGGCAGGTGTACCACACTTCTTCTCTTTGACTGTTGCAAATTTAACACACCTTTGTCAAAATCTATGCTTGAGAACTGTAAAACTCGCATATCTCCCACTCTTTGACACCATTCGTATGCCATTTGTACTATCAATCCCAAGTTTCTATACTTGAAATCCTCGTAACAGTAGTTAAGAAATTTCCTAACCTGTTCTTTTGTCCAAACAGTTGTCCTAGAATGTGCAGATTTACGTTTGAAAGTAGAGAAAGGGTTGCTCTCAGCATACCCCATCTCCATTCCAAAGGAATATATCTTACGTGCTACTGATGTAACTGCATTCGCCAAGTACACGCCACGACCAAGCCATACTTCGTATGCTCTTCGTGCTATCGCACCTGACATTTTGCTAAGACATATTTCTGCCACACTTTTGCCATCAACTTTTGTGTCCAATAAAACAGTCACACAATATTGATAATCATGTTTAGTTTTATCAGCTAACCTATTGAAATCGTTGGACAAATAGTATTTATTTGTTAGGTCATTTATGTTCACTAAGATACCTGTATCGCTATGTAAATACATAGTCCTATGATTAATAACTTGCCATAGTCAAGGTCAAACTTTGTACCCTCTCCATAGTTTACATTAAAAAAATTTACTATTCTATGCCACATTTTTCTTTCCTTTCACTTTAAATTTATAATCTCTCCACCTGTTAGCATAGTTATGCTCACACTTGGGTAACTCTAACTCAAATAAATCTACCATTAGATATTCTAAACTAGGTAGTTCAATTACTTGATGATAGTCTAGAGGTATACCTTCAGATATATTGTTGCATATCTCTCTTAAATTATTAACCTGTTTTAGTATTCTATCTCTTTCATGCTCTGTAAGTTTAATCGTTGTCATGCTACTTCTCCTTTCATCCAAGTTGGTTTCTGTGTATATTTGTATCTCGCAAATCTAGACTTGTCAACAATATAAAATTTACGATAGGCTTCTATAGGATAGAACTCATCTGTCTTCAAGTCATCATGCCCACTAAAACATTGTGGGTGTGCAGTCATCTTACCATCTGTGTGGTCAGGTATCAGCCAAGTACCTTGATAGATAGCTTCTTTATGTTTACTAGCACCATGCACTTTGCCATATCGTTTAGTATATTCTAATAGCATTAGTCCATACAAATCCATGGCGAACCAATAGTTTGCTCTTGTTTCCATTGCCCATAACGTGCATGGATGCTTTTGATGTACAGGTTTGTACAAGTCATGCTCCTTTGCATAGTCAGGTACATGATGCCATAGTGCAGTACACAACATCTGTGCTTCTTCTAGTGGCATCTTGACTACGTGTTGGTCACATAGAGATGATGCAATCTTGCTTGGTGTATCTTCTATAATAAATCTATTCATGTCTATCTCCTATTCTGTTGGGTCTACTGCAACAACGTAGTATTCATCTCCAAACATATCAACTACTTGAGTTCTATTATATGCCATCATATAAAAGCTAATACTACTTTTTTGTTTTAGGTTTCGTTTTAGTTCTACGTAATATCTACTCATGCTCTCCCCCTTTGTCGTTATCATCATACTTAATTCTCTTGCCTTTGTAATACATATATCTACTTCTGCTTGGTGTATGATAGCCTTTCTTCAAAAAGAATGTAGGTTTTCTCTTCGCAGTTTCAAACGTAGCTACAGTTAATACAATAGCACTTATTAAAAATACGTGAGCAATGGCAGTTATACCAAACACCCACATACTACCAAAGTACATAGAGAATACAATGCACCACATCCATGCTAATACTTGCATGACCATGTGTCTAGTGTTCAAGTCAGGTATGTGTCGCAACGGATTAAGTTCATGATTCATGACAGAGTGCCATGTGTTATGTATTGTTTCGTTCATGTTATCTCCTATAAATTTTGTAGTAAAGCTAAGTTCGTACCATAACTAATTATGCAATACACTTTATGCTCGTCATGATACTCCACTATTGTATAGGTTTTTGTATCATGGTTTACATATATTTGTAAAGGTAATGTTACTATTCTTTTTTGTAACCCTTCCTTACTTCTAACTTTAGTTAATGATACTGCATTAAATACTAAGCTCTCTTCCTTCTCCTGTATTGTGTACATAACTTCTTGTTTCTCTGCACACATAACAGGCTTGTCATTCCACATTCCTGCAAAACTTTTTGTGCTAAATATTAGCAACGATAATAATATAAATATGTTTTTCATGTATACTTCTCCCATAATGCTTGTAGCACCACCCAAAGTCCATAGACATGAAGTGCTACTACTACTGTTTTTAATACTTTGTTCATTGAGTCATCTGCCATGTATACCCAATCATGATATTTTTTATTATGACTTGTCATAGTTATCCCTGTCAGCAATTACTAATTTAAGTGTGTCATCTAGTTGTTTAACTACTTTCTTATTGCCTTTTGCTACTGCATCAGCAATCATTTTTTGTATAACTTCTACAGTTATATCTAGGTACAACTTATCATAGCCACGTTTTGCACTAGATAGATTAGTAGCTAATTGGTCTCTTTGTATTCCCATTTTATTTACTCCTTTCAATATCCCACCTATAAAATATGTGGTCATCTATTCTTGTTACATATGTTTTAGTTTCTGCCCAACTAGGATTAACATAGTGTGCATGATAATGTGTAGAACCTTCTACGAAGTCATCTAGGTGTCCGTTGTACACACCATTAGCAACGTGCATGGCAGTCTCCCATGCTTTAGCTTCTCTTGGCTTATCACTTTTACCATCACAGTACCAACTAAATTGACACCTGTTCTTGATAGGTAGTGATGGCTTCCACTTGTAAGTCAAGCCTTGTTTAACTACGTCACACACGTTGTTAGGGTATCTGCTATCCTTTACCCTATTCATCACAACTTGTGCTACTGCTACTTGCCCTATGAAACTTTGATTCTTAGCTTCATGATACACATTAAGTGCTAGGCATATTAGTGATTCCATTAACATCTTGTCCACCTTTCATCCCATATAGGGTCAGTTAATAAATATTGTTTTTCAACATCCATAGTCTTGAGTATATGTGCAATCACATCTACTGTCCACCCATTGCCAATCATCTTGTATCTCTGTGAGTTGGACACATGATTGGTGTAGTTGTCAGGTAATGTCTGCAATCGCTCACACTCTAAGGGTGTCAGCTTTCGCCACATATCTCTACTAGTAGCAACTTTTGGTTCTCTGTGTCCACCTTGCATGGTAGTAAGAGTAGGTGCTTTGCCTTCTTGTGCATACACTCGCTTGATTGAGTCATGCCCTTTGAGGTCAGCAGTACCAACACGTATCAACCCATCCTTAGACATGGTAGGGTTATCCTTGAGTACCATAGTACGTTGCTTACGTTCAATACTATTCCACCATACTGCACCATTGTATCTTGCAGTAAGACAATGAGACTTGCCACCACTAGTCATCTCATCTGTAGCATAGCCATCTTCTAGGATATCTTGCATAGTCAAACACTTGTCCACCATAGGTGGTATAGGTATCTGCTTATAGTAATCGCCCACAAGTTTACCAAACCAATACAATCTGTACCTGTTTTGTGCTGACACGTACTTAGAGTTTAATGCTTGTGGTTCAAATCCCATAGCTTCAGATATGATATCTTGAGACTTCTTAGCCATACGTACATTCTCTAGCAATACATACTTAGGTTTAACTGCATCTAGTATACGTACAAAGTCAAAGAATAACTTACTACGTGGGTCATCAAAGTTTAGTTGGTTACCTGCGAATGAGAACCCTTGACAAGGCGAACCACCCATCATCAAATCAATACTACCTTTGGTAGGTACTTTGATTTTAGTTACATCTCCCCATTGAAATGTGTTAGGGAAGTTAGCTTGTGTGACTGTGATTGCATACTTATCAATCTCACAAGCAAAGTAGTTTTCTACGTCTATACCTGCCCTCTCAAGGGCAAGTTGTCCACCACTACAACCATCAAATAAACTTAGTACATTCATGTTATACTCCTATGTAGCATGAGAAGTATAGCATTGCTATACCACTCAAGATTAAAACTAATAATGTGTCTCTGTTATTAGGCAACATTTAAGCCACCAATAACTCTTGGAAAGGTTTAGAGTCTATCCATTGGGATACCTGTTGCTCTCGCTTCCACATTGACTCGCCCTTGGTATCATTACCTGTATTACGTAATGAGAAACCATTTCTCTCATCTGCATAAGATGAGTAGTTAGTGAATGCAGAATACAAAGCATACATATTCTTACCCCTTTTGCTAATCTCTTCTTGTGTGAGCTTTAGCATCTTCTTAGAAAGTCTTTCAGACTTTACTATTCTATCAAGAAGTAGTCTTACATTAGCCTTGATAGGTGTCTCTGCCCATACTTGTAGCATTCTACAATGAGCATCGAAGTCTGCCTTGGCAGTTTGTAACTCACTTACAAATGTTTCAATACTGAAACCACTTGTGTTCTTCTTCTTGACTATGTCATATTTACCCCTAATCTGTCCATTGGTACAGTAACTATCTATACCACCAAACAATGCCACATTAGAACATGACCCATCAATACCATGTAAAAGGATAATCCTTTCATTGATATCTGTCTGATGCTTGTCTGTGTAGATACGATAGGTTACTTTAGGTAAAGTAATATCCACCATTGCCCAAGCATTATTCCTGCATGACCTTTGCTTGACCTTTGCATCAATCAACTCATGTGGTTCTCTGTTATCTAAGATAACTTCTTTGACAGAGTTGAAGAATGTAGGGTGTGAAACACAGTTGAATGTGTTCTTTGTATGACTAATCGCTTCGCCTGTATTCACATTGAATCCAAACTTGTGACCTGCCAACTTACTATCCTCATAGGATAGCTCGAAGTTTAAGTTGTTATCTAACTCAAATAGATTTGGGATTACATCAAATGGCATAATTATGCTCCTTTCTTTTTGTCTATGTACACTCTAAGGTGTGTTGATTCTTCTATGGACTGACCCCAATAAGTTGCTCCTGTGCCACGTAACTCAGGCTTAATGTGTTGTCCACGTACTCTCATGGTGTATGACTCGTCATTGAGATATACTTTCATACCCCTTGTTAGCTTCTTGCCATACTCGTTGTTAGGTATCTCTGTGAAGATATACCTACTTCCTTTTGTACTACACTCGTCATAGTATGCATTTCTCCAAGTATCTTTTTGTAGAATTTCTTT